GCAATTCGTTCTGTGGTTGAGCGCACAGCAAAGCGCACTAATCCACGTTACAAGCAAGCTGTTGAGCGGCGCAAAGTCAACAGTTGGGGCAACAGACAGGCAAAGGTGTTCAGGCAGATGCGAAAGCAAATGTCTGTTGAGCGATATAAAGAGGTGCAGCAAGCCTATTTTGAGAGCCACTTGTTTCAGCAACGCAAGTTTATTGAAGGGATGGAGAAAGCTTATTATGAACGTGAACGCACTGCATGACCTATTCATGGAAGCAGCAGAGACAGACAGACGCTTACCGCCAGCCACACGCAAAGCAAAGCTGGCAGCGTGGCCTGAAGTGGTTAAGGATTGGCATGGATATGGGTGGACGCAGATAGGTGAGACAGTCTTGCGGCCTACAGCCAGGCAGATAAGCGAGTATGATGAAGCCTTGCGTCTGACTACAGTAATGCCAGAAGATGACCGTAAGTTGGTCTGGGCGGTTGCACACAGCGCAGCGTTCAAAGCAAGAGGCGCACCCTGGACAAAACTAGCCAGGATTATGGGGCTAGGCATGGATGGCAGGGCTGTTAAGCGGCGGTACATGGATGCACTTGTCCGGTTGCACTACCAGCTTTAATGCAACCAATATTGATTTTTTACATCAAGGGGGTTGCGAAGTGCGCGAAATCGTGTATCATTTTCTTAAGATGTGGGGGATAACCGCTCCACATTACACAAGATGTAGTTATCATCCGAAATGTCCTGACCTTAGCAACCATCATCGCCAGCGCAATGATGGCCTTTGTGTTAGGGCATTTCACTCTTCACAGGATAGTTATGCGTAAGTACCAGCCAGCCCAGGTAGACTGGGATGAGATAAAGCAGCGTGTGGTTCATGGCGAGAACTTTACAGCGGTAGCGCGTGACTATGAAGTGAGCCGTCAGGCTATACAGAAGCGGTGCAAGAAAGAGGGTTGGGTTGCAGACAAGCCTATCACGACAGCAGTAAGGCGTGAGTTGCACAAGCGCAACCAGGCTATGCAACCAGTTGCAGAAGTGCAACCAGTGCAACCAAGTACAGATGTGCAACCGATAGCGCAGAGTGCAACCGTGGCTGTTAGGGAAGATAAGAAGTCAGCAGTGCTTGGCCTGCTTGCAGATGGAGTGCCCAAGCTTCATGCTGCACAAGCTGTGGGAGTGCATGAGAATACGCTGACAAGATGGCTGAATGATGACAGTGAGTTTGGTGCAAAGGCACGCGCGGCTGAAAGCGCGGCTGTCGCTCTCAGGGTGCAGCGGATTGGCAGGGCAGGCGAAAAGGACTGGCGGGCTGATAGCTGGTACTTAGAGCGCACACAACGCGCCACGTTTGGCTCTGATGCTCATAAAGGTGGTGGAGTAGCAGTACAGATTAACATCGTGCGTGACGGCGATCCTGTGGTTGTGTCTGGTCAAAACTAGACTAAACCTAGACTAAAATTGACAAGCCCTGCGGCAAAGCAAGGCACAGCAACGGTTTGCTGGTTCTGTGTTACCGCCTTTAAGAGGCGGGTCACGATTTACCTGGCCCCCTGGCCGACACCCCCAGCCCCTGCGCTGGCGGCAGACGAAGCCGCTATATAAACACGCCCGTCTATACAAAATTACAGGATGTCAGGTTGCATGGCTGAAAGACCGCAAGGATTTGCTCGCCGCATGATGGCGCAGCAGCTTATGACAGACGCGCAAAGCAACGAGTTTAGTGACAGCCCGTTCTTTGCTGGCAAGGTGCGCCCGTCTGTGCGTGATATAGAGCAGCCAACTACAGCGGCTGATATGTACCCTACGGCTGCAACTGGTTCGTTGTTTTTGCCAGGGGCCGGTGTAGCTGATGTTTTAGGTCAGGCTCCTGACCCAGCCCGTCCTGGTCAGACATTGCCTAGTTTTGGGCAGAATATCGCTGAAGGTAAGTTTCTTGATGCAGGATTGCAGACTGCTGGCGCGGCTGGTGATGTATTGCTTGCCATGTCGCCTGTATTACCGCCTGCCGCTGCTGTCGGAACGGCGTTAAAAGCCCCCAGGGCCGCAAAGGTTTCTTCCGCTAGTAATCAGCTTGTTGACGATTTGCCAACCCTAAAGTTTGATGGCACTGACGATGTTGATTTGAAGGGTAAAAAAATATTTCCGATTGTTGCTGACCTTACAAAGGCCGGTGGCACATTTGAGGGAATAGACAGCAGTAAATTAGATATACCTGAATTGCTACAGGGCGGCCCTGAATTTCCCAATTTGAAGGGCAGTAGAGAAGCTGGGGTTGTTTGGGCGGTTCAGGGCAAGGGCAAGGGCACACAAAAGCTATCAAAAGATGCTGACTACGGTTTGGTCGTGGCTATGAACAATGACAGTCACAGAACTAATGCAACTTTTGTAAACTCAGTTTTAGGCAACACCTTGGCGTATGTGCGTGACGGTAGGATTGCCCCTGAAAATTTAAAGCAACTTAATAATCTTATCAGGTCAGGGACTGACCAAAAAATGCTGGCAAAGCTCAAAGAATGGCCTGGTTTTGAAAGCCCAGATGCGCCTGAGTTTATTAAATCGCTGACATTTGAACAGCGCAAGAGATTGTCAGACGTTGTGGGTAGCAGCAGGGGACAGGCTCTAGGTGCGCCAAACATAGACAAGCTAATTAGGCAAACAGCAGACCCTAACCTGTTAGGCTTGAACAGCCGTGACGGCATAATGCTGGTAGAAATAGATAAGGGGGCTGACGTTGTCAGGCTTGGAACGTCTGGCACAGATTCCCATGCATCCTATGATTTTGGGATAAAGGGCAGGCCGGTTGCCAGGATACCCGCCACTAGTGCGAAAAATTTATTTCCAGACTTTTTTGCGAAAGCGGAAGCTGAAGGCAAGCAAAATGTTCGCAGGGCTTTTGACATGGCTTTGCCGGTTGAAGAGCTTACGCCAGAAAAAATTGCCAACATTAGGGGTTTAGCCACACAGACGATAGAAAGCCCAAAACAAGCTCAACTTGTTGCTGATGTTATCACGGGAACATGGAAATCATCGAAGGTAGCTAAAAACAAAGGCGGAATTAGTCCAGCAGATTTCGTTCAGAATTTAAAAAGCAGTGATGCATCTTCTACGCTTACAATGATGGAGCTGCCAGAAGTTAGCAAAAAGTTACGGTCAGGAAATTTTGACATCTATCAGCTTGGTGATGGTCAAGTGTTTTTTGGCTTAGAAAAGAATTATAACTACAACGATGTTTATGGTATCGACACAAACCCAACTTTTGTAAAAGCTGACAACGGGCCTCAACTTACAAACAAAGAAAAAGCACTGGTCAGTGTTATCAATAATGAAGTGGGTGCAAAGGGGGTTGGTAAAGCAACTGTTCTGAAAGCTATCGAAGAGGGCGCAACGGTATTAGATGCTTTTGCTGTACCTTCTGCTAAATATTCTGATGGATTTTTACCTGACTTTTATGGTAGTTTTGGTTTTGAAGAGGTTGGTCGATTAGATTTTGACCCATCTTTTTACAGCAAGACAGAGCTTGCTGACTTGGAAAATTATTGGCGATCTACCGGCTGGGATGAATCAAAAGGGTTTCCGAAGATTGTCATAATGAAATGGACAGGTGACGATGGACTTAGAACCAACGCAACTAAGCGCTTTGTCTCAGAAGGTAGCTTCAACACTGGGGACGGCATTGACGGGTTATTCCCCGCAGCAGAGGGTATTGTTCGAGCAAGCGATGGGCAGAGTGCTGCGGCGACACAGGGGAGACGTTCAGGCAATAACGTCCCAGGAAATACTGGGGGTTCAGGAGTTGGTTCTAGACCACTTGCTCCCGACAGACTTGCAGAAATTGCAAGAGAACTCTTAAGACTACCTGACCCAGCCTTACAAAATCTTGGCATACAACCAAGCAGACTTGACCCTGTAAGGCAAGATTTGGGCATTTTTAGGTAATGGCCCAGAAAACCATAAAACTTGAGTACACGCCGCAACCAAAGCAGGCGTTACTGCATAAGTGCAAGGCAAAACAGGTTTTGTTCGGTGGTGCGGCTGGCGGTGGTAAAAGCCACGCTGGACGCTGGGACATTATTGGCTTTTGCCTTGAAAACCCTGGCTTGCAAGCGTTTATCTTCAGACGCAGCCTGCCAGAGTTGGATGCAAACCACATACAGCCCTTGAAAAAGGAAATGCCATCAGAGCTTGGTAGCTTCAACGAAACGCGCAAACGATACGAGTTCTATAACGGCAGCACAATACAGTTTCAGTATTTGGAGCGCGATAGTGATTGTGATCGCATCCAAGGGACAGAAATACACATTGCCTTGGTGGATGAGGCTGGGCAGCTTACGCCGTATCAGTTGGGCTATATCAAATCGCGTATGAGACTGGGCGGTTTTGAGCCAAAACAAAAAGAGTTTCTGCCGCGCCTGGTTATGACAGCCAATCCAGGCGGTCAGAGCCATAATTTTTTAAAAGCGTTGTATATCGACCCTGCGCCGGCAGAAAGTTACTTCTACGACCACACCATGCGTGACCCCAACAACGAAAAGGACAGGGGTTGGCTGACCATGTATATCCCTGCAAAAATGCAGGATAACAAATATATCGACCCTTCATATGCCTCTAGCTTTAGTGCGCTGCCTGAAGAACTGGGCAGGGCTTTGCGTGAAGGTGATTGGGATTTAGTTGTAGGCTCGTTTTTTGGCGATGTTTGGAAACGTGATTTGCACGTTATCAGGCCGTTTGAAATACCAGAACACTGGACAAAGTTCAGGTCATTCGATTGGGGCAGCGCGTCACCGTTTTCTGTGGGCTGGTGGGCTGTGGCAGATGATGATGCTGATTTTCCTGACGGCGCCCTTATCAGATACCGTGAATGGTATGGCTCATCTGGCAGGCCAAATGTAGGCTTGCGGATGACTGCTGAAGAGGTGGGCGCAGGCATACGCACCAGGGAACGCCATGAGCGCATAGATTTTAGCGTTGGCGACCCTAGTATCTGGAAGTTTGACGGTGGCCCCTCGATAGGTGAGCGGTTGAGCAAAATGGGCGTAAGGATGCGCCGCGCAGACAACAGCCGTGTGGCTGGCTGGGATCAGGTAAGACAAAGGCTGATAGGTGATGATGGTATCCCGATGCTTTACGTTTTTTCAGAATGTGTGGACACGATCCGCACGTTACCTGTCCTTACTCATGATAAGCATCGCGTTGAGGACATTGATACCACGCAAGAAGATCATGCAGCG